GGGTTACTCTTTAGTAGCTTGTGTTCCAAAATAGAATGATATAACCACTGTGAATATAGTCATAAATTGCTCTGACTCTATTACTTGTGTAGCTGATAAAAATACAAATGTTCCAGTAAGTGCAAGGGTAACTAACGTCTTAACACTTAGTAACCTAGCAACTCTTTCTTTCAATGTTAATTTTTCTTCAACCATTAATCCATCTCCTTTAGTTTTTCATCTACTAATAATTTGAAAGCAGTCCATCCACTCCAATCCCAAGTTATGTTTAGTATCCTAGGACAATTCTTTCCAGACCAATCATAATGTCTTTTTAATTTATCTGTACCCCATCCATATTTTTTCAACAATTTAGCGACAACAATAGCTGAATTATTCAAAGTTTTTTCTCTATCTCCACTTTCACATATCTCGATTCCAATAGAAGTTCTGTTGCCAGTATAATCACCAGCATGATAAGCAACCTCATTTAATGGTATAGCTTCTACTGCCATTTCATCATCTATTGCAATATGCCAACTAGCATCTCTCGTATTTAAAGGATTCACAAGCCAATTTCTCTCTTGAATAGCAGTAGATTTTGGGTTGGCAGTAGAATGGATTGTAATACTTGATGGAGATAATTTAATATTAGGTCTCCTATCTGGTTCATCATATGTTAGATTTTGGTCGATAGGAATGTGTTTTATATGATAAGGTACAGTTTCTACTTTTTTTCGATTTCAAAACCTAACATTCTGGCTATTACAGTAGCTACTTCTGCTCTAGTCATTACGTTATCTGGTTTAAATGTTTCATCTGGGAATCCAGTCATTATGCCTTTTTCAGACACAAAATCAACATATTGTTCAGCCCAATGACCCTGCATATCTTTAAATTCCAAATCATCATCTCCTTCTATCGGTTCTTCAACGGGTTCTTCTATAACAACATCTACTTGTGGGATTTCACTAGGTAGTATGAATAAACCATGACCACTTTCAAAATCAAATCCTTCTTCTAATTTATCAATAGTATTACTTCTGACAAATTCAAGTGTTTCATCTCTAGTCATTTTACTAAGCCCATTTTCTTTTCTCCAACCATCATAAATTGCCAACATACCACAAACCATCGGTGCTGAACAACTTGTACCGTTGAACATCATTTTGTTTCCAGAAGGAGTATTTATAAAAATGTTTGTATATGCTACTATATCTAAATCTTCACCGTAATTACTATACCTAGCACGATTATCCCTATATTCTTCCCAAGCACCAACAGCTATTGTCCAAGGATATTCAGCACCAGACCCAACTTCATCATCAGCCGAATTTCCACTAGAAACTATTATTGGAATATCAACATCTTCTAATTGTTCAAATATTTCAGTTTGTATTCTTGTATTAAATGAACAGTTAATAAAACTTATTTCTTCTTCGTGTTCTTTAATCCAGTCCACTATTTCTTGTTTGAATCCTTTAAACCAACTAAAAACAACTATATCTGCTTCTGGTGCAACTTCTCTAACTACTTGTGATACTTGTGACTTATGACCATAACCGTCTTTATTATCATTAAATGGGTCTATTACATTTGTTAGTTCATATGGTTTACCAGCATCATCTAGTACTACAACTATACTCCCTTTACCTTTATAACCGTTTTCATGCCAAGTTATAATGTTAGTTTTTTTAAATTCATCATAGTTTTTATCAATCATTTACATCAACCTTCCCTATGTTTAGAAATTGGCAGGCTACATATATCATCCATTAAACTATCTATAACACCATTACCACCTAAAGTATGGTATTGTTCATACATCTCAAAAATATTATCTCGTTCATCAACTGTTGCATAACCTTTATCGGTTAAATATTTATGGAGTTGGCGTATTCGGTCTCGTAAAATTACTTGAATACCACCTTTAGTTGCTTTCTGTTCTATTATAAATTTATCTAGCTTAGAATCCAATTTCTTTAAATAGTACTTAATCAACCAAGCTACTCCACCAAATAAAAAAGCCAACCAGTATTGTAATATAAATTCAACCATGTGTCACCCACCTTGTATTAATTAATAACAACCCATCCAGAAGCATTATCAAGTGGAGACCAAACATTATCGTCAATAGTAGATTCATAAACCAATCCATCTGTAAACAACATTTTATCTCCTAACATATAAGCATCATGTGCCCCAATAGGTTGTACCCATTCAGAAACAATCCCTTCTGGAGAACTACACTTCCATAAAGATGGACAAGTAAATGGTATTCTATCCGATTGAGAAATGTGTGCTTGAATACATTTATACCTCCTTACCATTTTATGAATACAGCTCCCTTAACGCCAACACCACCTTGAATCCTATCTCCCCAACCTCCTTGACCATATGCACCACCGCCAGTTACAGGTGCTTGTCCTAAAGATGCGTTACAAGTATCTCCTGTAAAATTTCTTCCTGTAGCTCCCGAAGCACCTGTCCAACCCATTTCTCCACCACCAGCACCTCCAGCACCACCAGCACCTCCATCACCACACACACCTCCAGAGCCTCCGTAACCTATATAACTTCCAAATGAAGAATTTCCACCACTACCAGCTACACCACTACTAGTCTTGTAAGGAGCAGAGCCACCACCACCAACTACAATAGGTATGGAAGAACCAGGAGTAACTGAAACCTTACCCATATACACACCACCTGCACCGCCTCCGCCGCCTGTTCCACTTGTATTAGACGCTAGAGTTGAACCACCCCCACCTCCACCACCTATTACCATTATGAAAACAGATGTTACCCCAGAGGGTACAGTGAATGAAGTACTTCCAACGGTGGTGTATGCTTGATATCCTTCTACAGAGTTTCCAAAACTACCCACTACCCCAAAAATGTTTGCCCCAGATTTAATATTGTCAGCAACCAAATCAGCATCCCCAAGAACAACTCCACCACCAGTATCATAAATACCATTTGGGATAACTTGGTTCACTGTCGATGGTGTTATTGTAATTCCTGTTTTTTCAGCAGTTCCAATTTTTATTGCAAGTTCTGCGTGAGTATCGGTTAAACTAGCTGTTATACCAACTGCATTCAAAGCATTTACAATTTCACCTTTTTTTGTTTCTATATCTGTTTTTAAAAAGTCTACATTACCCTCTATCCTATTTAAATCGGTAGGTGTTGGGTTGACAGGATTTGTAATCCAATCTAATTTAGGACTTGTCCATGCCATTATATCACTCCTATCCTAATAATTCTTGTAAATAAGCTATATTATTTTCTATCCTTTGAAAGTCGGATTTAGTTAGTACATTACTAGCCACCCAACTTAAAATCGGTGTAATCCAACTATAAATCATTCTAACACCTTCCTAGCATTTAATTTAGCCCTTAATACACCAGCATAATTTAGTGTTTGACTTGTTATTCTGTAATCATTAGATTCATTATCATCAATTACAGTAATAGTATCCCCAAGTAATAATGCTGGATTCCCTCTCCACTCTAACTCCAAATTCCGTTGTGGGTCTGTAAAGTATGATAAAATAGTATTTCCAATAGAAGTCGCTAAGGTCGAAGTTTGTATTAATGGGTTGCTTCTCATCTCATATTTCCTTCTACCATTTAATTCAATACTTGATTCATCACTTACAACTACATATTGGGAATCACTTGTATCACCAAAACCATCCATAGGAGTATATTCAACACTTATTATGTTAGCCAACTCATTATACCGTACTGGGTTATTCTTTCTAAAATATTCATCATTTGTAATTGAAAGTTTATAAGGTTTATCCACAAACTCTATCACTTTTATAGCTGTTCCAGATTCAGACCATTTTGTAATTTCTAACACTATTTTAACAGCATTTGTGGGATTCTCTGGTATCGAAATTGCTCTACTTAATTCAGTATTACCAGTTATATTTTGCTCGGAAAGTAATGTATCTACATCATCATAAATTCTGATATTGAAATCAACAGGGTATTCATTTCTCAAATTATCACCAACAACAACTACACTTGCAACTGATTTAGATTGAAAAGTCAATGTTGCAGTTGGGTAAGGACTTGAAAATGAACCATCTATACCAGACACACTAGTTCCAATCCAACCTATTTGTTCTGAACAATCATCTTCTGGTAATTCATAAGTGCCATCAAAACTAGATTGTCCATCCAGCATTATATACAAACTTTCGGATTCTTCAATTCCATCCGTCAGTTGATTTATACATGAAACAGTATTGTCTTCGTTTACTGATATATTATAAACCTCGGCACTTGGGAACATGCCCTCTATCCTAAGAATACCAAGTCTATCCATACCAACATAGCCTAATCCTGCTTCTGCTATTTCCGTTAAAATTTCTTTGTGGGATATTCCATCTGGGAAATAAACATAAGGGATTACAATATCTGCCAAAGACGGTTCAATAAAATACTCTCCACTTGTTAAGCCATAATCGAGTAAAACATCCTCTGCTAAATCGTACAGACTAACATCCGACAAAACAGTATCGACAACATATTCGGTTTCTTCGAAGAATTTTAATTTATCTAAAGCAATTGTTTGTGCGTATGCCATATTCTCTGGAACATCCCATTCATCCGTCCAAAATACCCCAAGAGGAACGTATTCCATGTTAGGTTCTATACCTAAGTTTATATATTCTTGCCAAGTCAGGTGTTGAATTTCAGACCACTCATAATCTGGGTAGTCACTCCATTCTATATCCTTCATTATACCAAGATAACCTTTAACCCTTCTATTAGGTCTTAATAATCCATACAAAGGAGAGTTGCTATTACCAGCATCAAATTTCCTATTTGAATTATCGAGTTTAAAACTAAGTTGGTTATTTGAAATTGTACCTACTCTAAGCCCAGTATCACTAACTTCTCTTTCCTCTATCAAATCCATACTTATTATTTCTTCGTTTTCATATACTTCTCTTATTGAAGTGTATAACTCATATATCTTAACTTGTCTCCCATCATGTGACCATTTTGTTACCTCTAAACTTAACTTAGCAACATTCGTAACTGGGGAGATAAGATTTTCCAAATAATTTATGCTCGTATTGCCAACAATGTTTTTGGTATATAATAATGTGTCAACTGAATCATAGAGGTAAATATTAAAGTCAACTGGGTACTCTGCCCTTTTACTGTCACCAACAACTGTGAATCTAGTAATCGGTCTTGGGTTAAACTCAACCGATATAGTAGGGTATGGGGAAGTAAATGAACCATCTACACCAGATAATGTACTCCCCCACCAACCCATTTGTTTAAGATAAGACTCTTGTTCTGTTGGTGCAAATCCATATGAACCATCTAAACTACAACTACCATCAAGGCTTAGTATTTTAGTATAGGGGATATTAACAGAATCTGCAACTTGATTTGCGTATGACACATTAGCTTCTTCATTTGTTGTTATTGTAATACTTTCATCCATACTAATACTTGTATAATCTATTTCAAGTCTAGCGAATACCTTACGATTTTTGGGGTCGGTTATTTTCTCTTGAAATTCAGTTGTAACAGGATACATAAACCAACCCCCTTATACCTCAATGAAATTAAATCCAATATCTATATAAATCGGATTCCCGTTCCTATACTGATACATACCAAGCGTTCTATCCCCAACATAAAACTCTCTGGTCTGCATACTATTAGTTCGTGGGTCTAAATACTCTACATTGAAATAAACTTTATCTATTGCTGTTAATAAATTTGCAAGGTCATTGGGGGTAAGATATTTCCAACTCATATTCAACTTTATTTTAGTTGCTATTCTGTCAATAACTATCCTACCACTTGCAACTCTCTCTGCTTGTGATATATCTTGTACTCCTACCGTAAATTCAGAAGGAGTAGGAATCTGAATACCGTCAACTTTTAACATTTTCTACCCACTCCTATCTTGAAAGTATTGGTTTATATCCCATACGTTGACTTTCTCTGTCCATCTTAGGCAACATCATTCGTGCAAATTCTTTTCCGTCTATATTCAACACAACTGGTGAAGAACCATCACTACCAGCACTTGAAAGTTGCATAGCACTAGATACTGCTTGATAAACTCCACTACTTACAGCTTCAACTATCTGGTCATTATTTACAACAGCACTCTTACCACCGATGTTACCGACTAATTCAGCACCAGCTTCTCTTGCTATGAACATCTGTCCTGTTTCTGGGAATCCACCACTTGCAAATTCTAGTTGTTGTTTTTGTGGTACATTTGCTGGATTAACTAAGTTTGGTAAATTTATTTGTGGCATTGTGCGAATCCTTAAAGGAGAACCTAACATCTCATTTATTCTGTTAAACCCTTCTATCATATTGTTTATTCTAGCAATCATACCATTTACCATATTTTCAATTATATCCAAAATCATGTTTGCAAAATCATACCCAACATCTCTAAGATTTTCCCACATACTACTCCAACCTTGTGCATATTTTTTTGCGTTTTCAGTTGCAGTACTTCTTATGCCTTTCCAAAATTCAGAAAAGTTGGTTTTTACAGTTTCTATCCATCCAAAAAAGTTTGCTTTCATTTCATTCCAAGATGTTACCCAGTTATTTTTAATTTCAACTACTCTAGCTATAAAATTATCTTTTATTTCTCCGAACTTCTCAAAATATCCTTTGATTAACTCTATGTCTTGCGAAGCCCTAGTTTTCATATCTTGCCAAAGGTCACTAAATCCAGTTTTCACATTTTCCATACCATTTAAGAACCAAGTCTTTATATTTTCCCAAGTTTCTTCACTTACTGTACCCAATCCTCTTATTAACAAACTAAGTGCTTCAAATCCAAGTAGCATAACCCCGAACACTTGACCACCAGGAATGAACATTAATGCTATACCCAAAGCAGTTATTCCAAGGTCTGTCCAATCCATCTCGAACTCTTGGAAGAATCTTTTCAACTCTGCCTTTAAATCTTCTGGAATCATATCCCAAAGTGCTTTTGTAATCTTTTTAATCCAGTCTACAACTGGGGAAAATAGTATTCCTAATCCTTTAAATATTGTCTCAAAAGTTTCTTTTACTCTGGTAAGACCCTTTCTAAACGTTTCACTTTCAGTAACTAGGTCTTGGAAACGCCAAATTATAATACCAATAGTAGTAGCCCATCCAAGCATTAAACCATTAATACCTTGTCCACCAACTAATTGTTCTTTTATTCTACCTAATGTTTTTAGAAGTCCTCCACCAACCATAGGGTTAGTTAAAAATGAAACTACTGAATTTGCTATTTTCCAACCAAGCATTATAGAACCTATTAGTATTACCAAATCTAAAATCCTCTTTAATGGAGTTTCTAAACTATCTGCTAATTCTTCAGCACGTTGCTTTATCTTGTCAAATCCAGAATCAAACTCTGGTAATTCAAAATCTGCTGTACCACCAGTGATAGCACCTACTCCACCACCAACACTAGGAGTTTCCTGTGAGCCAAGTATGTTTATTTCATCGAATCCCATTAACTGATTTTTTAGTTTTTTAGCACTAGCTGTTGCATCATCTATATTATCAGAAGTATCAGCACCCATATTATCCAAGGCACTAGATGTATCTTCTATTTCTGGCATTTCAGCACCAAGTAATAGTGCTAATCTATTTATAATCCTAGTTAAAACAATTACAATAGCATTTAGGTATGGTAGTATAGCACCTAGCATTGGAATAAATAAGTTACCTATTGACCTACCAAGAGTTATAAATCGTTCATGTAGTATCCTCAACTGGTTTGCAGGTTGGTCCATTGTTCTAGCAAAGTCTCCTTGTGCTAGAGATGTTTGTCTAATCATTACAGCATATCTCAAAGCCATTTTTTCGCCCTGTGACATATTTCTTACTGATTTATCAATACCCTGTGCAAGTGCTTCAGTTTTCAAAGCCGCTTCAGTAACGTCAATACCGTATTTATAAACTGTCTCTGATTGTCCTACTAATCCAGAACGTAAATCTTGTAGTGCTTGACTTATCTCTACATTATACAATGAAGCCAAGTCTAATGCAAGTCTATAAGTATTATTTGAAAGTTTAGATGCTTGGTCTCCTGTTATACCCATTGACCTAGCTAATGAAGCAAATGTACCAACTGCTGTTTGCATATTTGTTAAATCCAAACCAGATATAGCTTGAATTTCTACTAACGCTTTATTACTTTCCACTGCTACTTGACCTAATGCAACGCTGAAAAGGTTGGCAGTCTCAATCATATCCATAGCCGAACTAATAGCATTTGCAAGTCCTCTAGCTAAAGCGTAGAAGCTAATCATGCTCATTACACGTCTTAGATTTGAGAAAGTGTTAGTAAGACCAACCAAAGATTTATTACTCCTATTTACATCTTTTGTAAGATTAGTAAATGAAGAATTGGTCTTTTTAATTGTTGGGTAAACTTTTTTCATACTAGAGTTTGACTTATCTATCTGTTTGCCAAACGTCTTGTACCCATTCCCAAGTTTCTTCAACGTGCTTAAAGCAGATTGTGCTTCAACGGTTATTTTATTATTAATTCTGTTATCCATGTTTTTCCCCCTTACCGAATCGGGAATTTATTACTTCCATAATCTTAAACATTCTAGCTTTTCCTTCTTCGGGAGATACACTCTTTTCTTTGAAATCTTTAATTGGTTGCTTTGGATAGGGAGAATTTTTACCAAATACACTAGCTATTGCCAACCTTATATAAACCCCGTTCAACCATGCTTCTGCATTTTTGTTTTCTTGACTTAATTTAAACGCCTTAATGAATGGTTGCATTGTCTTAGGATTCAATGTCCAAAACAAATCATAATCAACTCCTATCATCAAGGCGTTCGGTAATATGTCCTCATGAATTGTATCTAGAAAGGATTGTTGGGATTCATATTCATTTATACCTTCATCAGAACCGTTGGCAATTACTTCTTCGCTTTCTTTTTGGTTTTCTTCTGAAGGCTTTTGAAAAAACTTGAATCTTCCAATAGTCCAACTAGGTCGGTAAGCACATCTCCTATATTGTTTTCTTCCATAGCTGTCTCCAAAATATCCTCTACTTCTTTATCCGTAAATTCTTTTTTTGGGTCATGGTTCAATGCACCGTCTAAAAGACTTTTAACAATCGGCAACATCAAGAACGGGTTGTCCTCAATCTTCTCCAAATCCTTAATATTAAAGTCTTGTAGATGTTTGAAGGAGTTGTAAGTAAACTCCAACTTGTACTCTTTTTCACCAACTTTAAATATCATAATCTATCCCCTTTATAGTTTATTTATTACGCTGATGGTATAAATGTCATTTCTGTTTCAGCAGATGTAATAATACTCATTGTTCTAACTTCATCTACACCAGCACCAACTGCGTAGACTTGAACCTCACCAGACCACTCAAAAGTTCCATTAGCACCATTAGTACCGAACTCCAAGTGAAACCATAGTTTTTGACCTTCCAAAGCCTTAACAGCTTGATAGTCTGCTTCAGTATAATTTGCACCGAATACCATATCTGGAATCTCTTGCAATCCTAGGATACTGGTTCTAAACTTCTCTGCTGAAAGAGTAGTTGTGTCCAGTTTATTAGGAGTTGCTCCCAAATCTGGATAATCGGTAATATCAACCAATTTTGCGTATGCAGGGCTCACCCCAGCTTGGTCGGTTGAATACTTCAATACAGTTGTAGCTGTACTTATTCCAGCCATTTAATTACCCCCTAAAAATTTTTCTTTCTTCGTTTACCCTACCAGTGTACCTTAAAGTGTACCTATATACATTAGTATCGAAATTAGGGGTTTGACCTCCAAAATCTCGTAACATCCCGTATTCGTCTGATAGTATTGCATCTATATTATTTCTTATTTCTTTAGCTTTTGATTTTCTAGTTGCACCAGTAGTAAATACATTTATTTCCAAAGAGACTATTGAGTAGTTAAACCCACCAGAATCTTTTGAAAGTATATCACCAGTGTTTGAAAGTTCAGATATTGTTACACAAGGAAAATCCGAAACTGTATCTGGGTACTCGGCTAAGACTTGTATCGGAG